GGCGCGTACTCGCCCAGCTTAAAGTTCTGCCTCAACTGTTGCCGCTGGCTCTCGATGTCCTTCGCCTGCGTGCCGAGCTTGTCCACCTGCTGTTGATAGAACGTGCGCTTGGCGGCCGTCATGGGCATGGTTTGTTTCGTCCACGGGTCAGTGACCTCGTCACCGTCTTTTAGGGTGATGTCGGAGCCCAGCTGGCCGCGCAGCGCGTGGATCACATTCTCTTGATCGAAAAGCTTGTCGTGTTGGGTGATCGCCGCCGCCGTCCGTTTGTCTGGCGGGGCGTCCGGGTCTGTACTGCCGGCCTTTGTGCCCGCCGCGCCTCGGAACGTTCCCGCCTTGATCACGTTGCCCGCGTCGTCGGTCCGGAAGGCGTTCACAGTGCCGTCGTCATTGGTTTCGTAGTGGAACTGATACTTCGGGCCGGGCTTCTTCGCACGCTCCGCCGCCTCCGAAAGGCTGCCCACGGATTCCACCGGCACTTCCATATTCGGATCGAAGCCCAGCGGCGTGGCGATCGACTCGCCGAGCCGCACGCGCCCCTTCACGTTCTGCAACGCCTGGGCCACTTTCACCTTCTGCGCGAGATCCGCGTCTCCGCTTTCCTGCTGTGTCGGCATCTGATACTGCTGGCCGGCCACGCTCACGGTGCGCCCCGGCGCCGCCGGCACGTTCACGCTCGACGGCATCGCGGACTGCGCGATCGCGGTCAAGGGAGTGTCGCCATTTGAAGGTTGCGACGGAGCCACGGGCTGCTGCACCGCGCCGTTCTGCACCTGCTGGCCGCCGCCGCCGATTACGGCGAGCTGATCGGCGAGCGTCTGGTGCTGCTGGGTCGCCGCGTCCCGCGTCGAATCCTGATCGAGCTGCTGCTGGCGCATCGCCTCGGTGGCGAGCGCCGCGCGGTTCTGCTCGGCGAGCTGCTGCTGCTGCTCATACGCCGCGTTCAGATTGCGCGCCGCGTTGATGCCCGCGTTGAACGGGCCGGTCATGTCATACATGGTTCATTCCCCTTTACGGATTCGTCGTGTAGTTTCCGGAGGACCCGATCATGTCGCCGGGGTCGATGGTCGCCGTGGACGGGTTATTGATCTGATTGAGCTGGCTCTGCACGCCGTCGTTGTTCCACGGCGTGTTCGGTTGGGACCCTCCGCCGCCCTTGCCGCCGAGCGCGCTCAGCCCCATCCCCAGACCCCCGAGAACGCCGCCCGCCATCGTTCCCTGCGTCGTCTGCGTCGAGTTGCTGGTGGTCGATTTGCCGGGATTCGCGAACGCCGCGTTCAGCGCGTCGGACAAAGAGCTGTAGTAATTGTTGTCGCCCTGGGTTTCGAGCGATGAAGCGAGTCCCGTGGCCTGCTGGTCCACGCTGTTATTCAAACTCCCGATCTGCCCCACGCGCCCCAGCTCCGCCGCCTCGGTGTTATTGGCTTCCTGCCCTGAGTTCCCAAATCCCCGGCCGCCCTCGGCCTGGTCGAGCTGCGCCATGGAGCCCTGCGTCGCTTCGTTGATCGCGTTTGTGCCGCCTTCGAGTTCCGGCTGTAAAGCCTTCTCAGCCGCCGGCAGCGCCGCCGAGAAAGCCGCCGTGGAGTTAGCCGTCGCGCCGCCGACCCCGCCGCTTAGGGCGCTTGTCAGCGACGGGAACAGGCTGTTCTGCAGGGCAGTCTGGTTGGGGTTGTACGTCGATGTGCTGGTCCCCGTGCTGTTGGTCGTTTGCGTGGTCGGCTGCTGGCTTCCGATCCCGGAGAACAGCCCGTCCAGCATTGTCGATAGAAACCCCATGCCAATCCCCCCTCAGTAACCCGAAAATCAATAAATCCGCCGGCTTGCCGTTCACCATCACGTGCTCCCGGAGGCACGCTTCCCGCTGAAACCCCAACTTGCGCCCGAGTCCCGAACAGAACAGCAGGTTCGTCGTCAACAGCGCGCTGATCACCTTGCGCGCCGCCTGGTCGCACTGGAACAGCTTGTCGATCACCATCCCCGACGCCTTCGCCCCGCAACCGAAAAACGGCCGCGATAAGGTGATGTGGATCGACCAGATCCCCGCCGCTATCGGCTCCAGCTGCACGAAGCCGCCGAGCGCCGTTCCGTTCCATACGCCGAACGTCCGCCATGGCGGATTCTGGCGCGCCAGTCTCATCTGTTGTTCGACAAACGCTGCCTGATCTTGCGGTCCGCGGTCGTCCGCCATGCGCTTGCGGTGCGGTTCGACCCACGCCCACGCCGAGGGCCAGGCCCACTCCGGAAAGGGTTCGCGTACTTCGATCGAATCGAGGGAAGGTCTCGTCATACAGATCCTCAAGTGGGTGGCACCACGGCGGTAATCAGTCCGTTCACCACCGTCTCAGAGCCTGCCGAGCCGCCGGTGGTCAGCTTGGCCAGCGGAATCGTCCCGCTGAAGGGCAGCGTCCCGCCGATGAATGTCGCGACGCCGGGCGCCGTCCCATCCTCGACCGAACCCGCGGCGCCCGTGCCGGTGTCCACCAGCACCGAGCCCGGCGTCGCCAGCGCGCCCGAGACGAGGCCCGGCGCTGTCACCTGCGCTGTCGCTCCATTGAGGTCCAGGATGTCCGTCCAGCTGCCGCCGTACTGTATCGCTTGCAGGTGCACGTTCACCCCGCCCGCGCCGTCCGAGCACCACCGGTAGTTCCATTGCCCTGTGGACCATAGCGGATTGCCAAAGCCCAAGCAGTTCACCGTGAGGCCGTAGTCGAGCACGCTCCCCGCCGCGCTCCCGAACATCAGGCGGTTCAGCACCGTGTTGTTGTTCGCGGTCACGGCGAACCCCGCGGCGTTGCCGTAGGTCGGCGAGCAGGGGGATGGATACGTGCCCGACCGCGCCACTCCGCTCGTCCCCGTGTAGTTGTTGCCGGCGATCATGAAGACGCCGCCGGCGGTGCAGTTCTGAGCGGCCAGCAGACCCATCGGATTACTGAAGCCGCCGATGATGCTTGCCGTGTTGCCGGTTGTGTTGGGCGGTCCCAGGGAGCCCGGTATCCATGGCGACATGGTTACGCCCTCGCCGGTCACCTGGAGCGCGCCGAAGAAATTATATTCGCCGTAGAACGGGCTGCCCCGGTTGTCGATCGTGACTGTGTCCCCGACCGCCACGTGCAGCATCGATCCGAAGCCCTGGTCCGCCGTCCCCGTGACGCCGTCGAACCACTGCCCGAATCCTCGCGCCCCGCCGGTGTTCGAGGCCTGGGTGTCCCCCGTTGAGTAATTTGCGATCGCAACGGCCGTGTTGTAGTTCGCGCTGGAGCCGGTGACGACCGAGCTGGTGGCTCCTTCGAGGTCGAGCGTCGCGATCGCGCCCTCGGCGTGCTGGTCGTTGAATTCTCCGACGCAGCACTGGATGCGGGTCCCGATGCCGTCTCCCGCGCCCGATTGCGTCGTGCCCGTTCGCGTGCTCTGGTCGTCGTGGAAGCCAACGTAGATGTTATTCAGGTCCACGCCGATCGGCATGTTGGTGTGGTGCAGCGGATCGCTGATCGAGTGCGCTTTCAGGTACGTGCCCGAGAGGTGCGTCCCGTCAATCACCGTCATGGTGAGCCCCTGTTCGCGCGTCGCGGTCAGCCAGCCGACGTCCGCCTGCGCGCCGGTCGTCCACATGGCCGTCGAGTTGACGCTCACGGTCTGCGGAGATGACGACGGCGTGACGGTCTGCGTCAGGTAGCACATCTGCTGGGGGAAGGCCCGGTACGCGCCGATCGAGTTGACCTTGCGGAATGAAAAATTCTGGCCGCCCTCGACGAAGATGCCCTTCTGCCCATAGAAGAATTCGGCGGTCACCTCATCGAGTCCGGAGTACTCCTGCGGCACGGTCATGTAGAGGCACACCGCGGCCGCCACCTCGTTGCAGTTGATCGTCAGTTTCCGCAGGATCGAGCCGTAGTCGTATCCGTTCGAGCCGTTCTGCCACCAGAGGTACGGGATCGTGCCCATCTCCGCATCCGTGGTGGTCGCCGCCGTCATAGCCGGATCGAAAATGAAAGTGCTACCCGAAGAGCCTGTGCCCTCCACGTCCAGCTCGCCCGAGATCTCGTTGTTGATCGAACTCGACAGCCAGTAAGTGCCGCTCGGCACGTAGAGTTTGTTCGACATCCCCTGACCTGGCGCGCCCCACGGCGGCTGCGCGGCCGTCGCCACTCCGGCCAGCGCGTTTTGGGTGGCCTTGGTGTCGTCGGTCCCGAACATCCCCGCCACCTGGGAAGCGGTGGCCGCCGCCGGCGCGGCGATCGTCACGTGGAAGGTATCCACGTAGGTCGCGATGGTCGAAGCCAGCACCGGGCCGACGCCGACGATGTCGATGCCCGTCAGCGCATGCGTGCCGCTCACCCCGTCGATGGTCTTGACCCGGTAGTAGGCATAAGCGGGGTTGGTGATCGTGTAAATGTCGCGGGAGTTCCAGCAGCCCGTCGAGTTGCATCCGGCGCCGCTCGTGATCTGGAAACCGGCGACGGTCGCGGTATGGACCATGCTCTCGCCGGAAAAGCTCGCGTTATTACTCCCCCAGATACTCCACGTGAAGCTGTTGTCATAGCTCCACGCCAGAAACTGAAGCTGGCCGGCCGTCTGGGTCCCCGATGCGCTGATCGTCCCCTGGCAAGCTGGGGTTGGACAGGTAATCGCCGTGGTGGTCTCTGTGAGGCCGCCCGGCGCAACCAGCGTGTGCCACGTCGGGTTCGTCGCCGGGCCCGCGCCGGCGATGCGGATCTGTTTGCCCACGTCGCCGGGGAAGAAAACGGCAGGCTGCTCGGTCTCGCCGGCGGGATGGTTCTTCGAGTAGACCGCCAGACAGTTGAACAGCGCAAACACCACGCACGTGACCTGCTCCTGGTCCGGACCGCCGGGGTTTTGGATCAGATAGCCCGCGAAGTTCGTCTGCGGCGTGGAAGCGTAGGTGATCAGCTGCGCCGCGCTTGATGCCGTGATCGCGGCCGTGTTCGTGGTCGATTGGAGCCCTGTCACCGAGACGGCGGTTGATCCGGCGCTGGTGGAGAAAGCGGCCCAATAGAATTGGGTGTCCCCTTTGGCTCCGAAGGTCTTTATCGAAGGCGTGTCCGCATCCACGGCGGATTGCGATCGCGGAACCGCGTTCGGGAACTGGGCAGGCAGCGAGAGAGCGAAAGCAAAACAGAGAAGTAGTTTCATTGGGCTGTCGCAATCAGGGTCGGCGGATACGTGTTCAGCAGCGTCAGGTTGCCGTTCCCGTCCGAAGCGAAGGTCAGCGCCAGTTGAGAGTTCGGCGCGGTCGAGACGTTTGCGGCCAGGTTCGCCGCCGTAATCCCCCACCTTCCGAACGCCGTCAGGTACGCCGTATCGAGCGCGAACGCCCGCGCGCCGGTTGAGTCCTGCGCGATGACGACGGAGAGCAGCGCGCCGCCGGCAGGAATATTAATCGGGTTCTGGATGGTAGTCACCGGAATCGTGAGCGCCACCATCTGGCAGCTCGCCGCCGCGCCTGCGAGGTTGATGGCCGCTATCGCCAGCGCCACCGGCGAGAGAATGAAAAACGGCGCCGCCGCGGTGGGCGTCGTCGATGCGGGCGAGCTCGCGCTCGTCGTGGTGGACGTCGTCGCCGGGGTGAGCGAGTCGATCCGCTGTGCGATCGTGCGCAGCCTGTCGTTGAGCGTATGGCGCACGTTGGCCGGCAGGCCGGGCACTACCGGCACCTCCAGCGCCGTGCGGGCGTTCTGCGGCAGTTGGGCCATCAGTTCACCCTCGTCATTGAATCTGGTCCATGGGGATATCCACCCACTCCCACGTCTCAGACGTGCTCTCGACGTTGAACTCTCCCCACGTCCATTGCGGGTCGGTGGGCTTCACCGTGAAATCCTGCCAGCTCCACTGCGGCGCGGTCGGAGGCACCGGCAGATCCGACCACTGAAACGCGTCCGGAGTCGGTTCGACCGGGAGCGGCTTCCACTGCGCGATCGCTTCGGACTCTTCGAGCGTGAAGGCCGCCCACTCCCACTTCGCGCCCGGTTCGTTCAAGGGGCGCAGCCACACGCGCAGGCCGTACAATCTCCCGGACGCAGCGCCGCCGATCTCGATGCGCATCAGCCGCCCGCGCATGTTGTACGGCAGAATGAATTCGAGCGTCTCGCGGAGGCCTCCGGTATTGATGACCGTGGTGTATTGCGCGGCCATCGTGCCGCCGCCGGTCTGGGTGGATTGATTGGTGAAGAACGTTAATGTGACCGGGCCATCGGTCTGGGCGTCCACTTCGATCTTCTTGAAGCCCTTGACCCGTTCCATGCCGCCGTCCCAGTCGAGGGTGCGGAATGTGTCCGAGACGTTGGCCGCGAGGTAGCGCCCGATGCGGCGCGCAAAGAACTGGCCCTGATAGACCCGGAAGTCGGAAGTGCTCGAAAGGGTCACCCGCGCGATGCGCCCCTGGGTGTCTCCGGAGATGCCGCCCGGCATCTCGATCGTGGCCCAGCTCCGCCCGCTGGTTCCCGTGGTCAGCATCAGGGTCTTGCGCAGGGTCAGGGTCTCGCCCGGCAGGTCGGTGTAGATCGAGCACGTGACCGCATTCGGCGCATCGATCTCGAACCGCACCTGGTCGAGAACCACGTCCTTGCCGTCCGCAAGCGTAACCACCGTCGAATCCCAGATGGCCCCGGCGACGCCCTCATAGGCTTCGACGTACGTTCCCACCGGCCGCCAGTTCACGCGCGCGCCGAAAAGCTTGAACGCCCCATAGCCCGACACGGTCACCCGCAGAAGCCGGCCGTACAGGTAGGGCGAGTTCTGAGGTAATGGCACGCTCCACTTCCTGCGGCCGTTGGTCGCGGGGAGCACGGCGGAGAGCTGCGCCGTCATCGTGTTGCCCGGCAGATCGAGGTAGAGCGTCACCGTGACCGGCGCGTACGCCCACAGCTCGAACTCGATATCGCGGATCTCTTTCGCGTTGCGCGCGCCGAGATCGAGCTCGGTCGAATCCCAGAAGCCGCCCTGGCCCGCTTCGTCCGAGGTGTAGTATTCGCCGAAGGCGCGGACTTCGAGGCGCGCTCCGTAAAGCCGGAAGGCGCTCGGTCCCGTGATCAGCAGCCGCCACAGCCGCCCCTCCAGCTGCGGGAGCACCAGGTGGATCTTCCTGCGCCCGGTAGTCGTCGATTGCGTGTTGAAGGTGGTGGACGCGACTACCTGCATCGTGAAGCCGGGCATGTCGGAAAGCAGCTGCGCCGTGATATTGCCCGTGGTCTCGACATCCAGCTGCAGCTCGCGCGCTTCCTTCACCTTGGCCGAGCCGAAGTCCATCTCGCGCGAATCGTAAGTCGCGCCGCCGGCGGATTCGTACGCCTCGATGTAAACGCCCATCTCGATCACTTCGAGCCGCGCGTCGAAGAGCTTGTATTGCTGGGCTCCCGCGATCTGCAGGCGGAACAGTTTGCCCTCGATCATGGGCGTCAGGCCCTGCGGCAGTTGCAGCGTGACGATACGCCGGTTGCCCGTCGTCTGGATTGTGGCCGTGAATTGCGGGGACGCCAGATTGATCGGGTTCGGCAGGTCCGAGTAGAGGTTCACCGTGATGGCCCCGTCCGCCTCGATGTCGAATTGGAGGTTACGCGCGCGCTTGATCGGATCGTCGTACTGGTCCGGCGGATAGCGCTTCAGCCGCGAGAAGTCCTGCTCCATCGAATCCCACAGGAACCCCGCCGCGGCCTCGTAGGCTTCCACGTACACAGCCATCACGCGCATCAGAATCCGCAGGCTGTAGAGCCGGAAATTTGTCGGCGCGTCGATCGAGAAGCGCCACAGGCGTCCCTCCCACGTCTGCGAGGTCGGCATCTGGTAGATGCGCCGCCCGGTCGATTGCGCCGCCGTCAGGGTCTGGCGCGTCACGATCTGGTTGCCCGGCAGATCGCTCTGCACCGTCACCACCGCCGGGCCGGTCGAGCAATCGAGATCCGCCTGAACTTCCTTGACCTGCTTCACCTTGCCGTTTCCCAGATCGACCGGAATAGTGGAGACGGTTTCAGTCAGCCGCGCCTCGACGTAATAGCTGAAGTACACCGAGTAGATGGTCACCGGCGCGGTCGAGAACGACTGGAGGCGCACGGCCATGTTGAAGGCGAGCACTCCATCGGTCCCGAGCGGAAACGTCGCCTTTCCGCGCGCGCCGACCGGGATCGTCCCCAGCGTCACGTTGCCGCCCGCGCCGTTGTTATAGACCACCATCACCGTCACCGCGCTCCCGCATGCGGCCTCGATCGTGACGTCGAGGTACATCTTCTGGTTGTCCGGAGATCCGCAGTCCTCGTAGCGCGACTGGTAAGCCAGATCGATCGGCGTTCCTCCAATGAAAACGCCGGAGTCCGCCGTGCCGGTTTCGAGTTGCATGACGCGTCCCAGGCCGCCCACCTGCATGGTGGGGTTGGCGTAGAGGAAGCACCCAAAGCCCAGCGAGAGGCCGCCGTCGAACGAGCCGGAAGGGAAGTAGCGCATGGTGTACCAGCGCTGGGACGCCTCGTGATAAATCAACGTCATCGAGTTGTAGGTCTGGCCCTGCTCCGCAAAGCTGAAATAGAGCCGCCCGGCCGCGTAGCCGATCGAGGCCTGCGCCGCGAGTCCGTAGTTCATGGGCATCGTGGTCAGCGAATCGGAGATGTAGACGGGCGTGGCCGAAGCGCCGCGGAACAGCGGATCGAGCAGCGGCGAGACCTTCGCCGCGTGATCCCCGTCGAAACTGTAAACCCCCTCGGTGCCGATGAAATAGTCAATCTGCCCGGCGTTGCAAACGCCGTTGACGGCGAGAGCTCCGGTCGTCGAATCCGAGCGCTCCAGGTAGCCCGTGTAGGGGTCGCCAATCAATCGCCAGATCGAGCGCTGCTTATAGATCACCAGCATGCGCGCGTGCGGTACAACGGCGACGATGGCCTCACCGTCGTCGCCCACATCGAACCACTGCCCCGTGGTCAGCGCCGCGCCCGGAAAGTACTGCGGCAGGTTCGGGAGCGAGTACCACATGCGGTTCACGTAGCTCTGGCCGGCCACCACGCCGTTCCACGCGAAGAAGGTCCCGAGGTAAGGGCCGCACACGCCCGCGCAGGCCGGAGGCAGATCATGGTTGATCGGCATCGGGATCCCGAGCAGGGTGACATTCAGGTCGTTCATCGTGTCGGTGAACACGTAGGTCGTGTTGTCGTTGATCGTGATCCCGGCGCTCACCCGGTATGCCTGCCCCAGCGTGCCGCCCGAGCGATACACGTTGCGCCCCACAATCTGCGCATCGGGCGAGAAGTTGGGCACGGTCATAATCACGTCCCCGCTCCCGAGCAAGGCATAGGCCGCGCTCGCCTTGGATGGGTTCGACTCAGTGCCGTCGGCCGAAACGAAGGTGAAGTACCACTGGTAAGTGCCCACCAGGCCCACGGGGTCGATGGTTTCTCCAGACGGGAGAATCACGTTGGTCGGCGCGGCGATCCCCCAGTTGGTCACCTGGGGCAAGCCGGTCGTGGGGTTCAGGCCGTCCTTGCAGCGCAGGTTCTGATTCATGAACCACGAGTAGCCGTTGTACGCGATCGCGCCGATCGGGTTGCCGTCGAAGCCGGTCTGGATGGCGGTCGGGCCGCTCCGGTAAAGATACGTGCCCGCGCCGTAATAGAACGTCCCGCCGCGCCGCGACATCGACTGCACGTAGAGGTTGGCCTGGTCAACGTAAGTCCAGAGGAACGCCATCCCCGAACGCGACACCAGCGCGCCCGACTGGTCGACGCGCCAGTTCTCAATCTGGGTGCCGTCCGAGTCCGGGATCTTGTCACCCGGCTGCAGAAGGTTCAACGATCCGGAGAGGACCCGCTTCGACTCGCGCTTGTAGCTCACCTACTGGCCCTCCCCGAAGTAGTGCGCGAAAACCTTCTCATACATGGCCACGCGCTGGTCGAAGTGGTCCGCCATGTCCGTCATGGTCTGGTCCGATTCCTTGCGCCTGGCTCCGGCGAGCATGGTGTAGCCGAAGTAATCCGCCACGGGGGAACAGACCGGGATGGCGCTCGCGCCCGACTGGATCTGCGGCAGAAACTGGTGGTAGATGATGGCGAGTACTCCCGTGGCCGTGGGAATCTTGTACACGGTGATCGTGCCGATCCCGGACGCGTCCATCGAATAGCGCGTGATCGGTCCCGTCGAGGCCGGCCATGTCGCATCGAGCGCCGCCAGCTCCTGCACGCTCGAAGGCAGCAGCTTGGACGTGGGCAGCACCGTCACATGAACCGTAGCCACGTGGCCCGTGGGAACCGGGTAAGTCGCTTCGCCGATCAGTAAGTTGGTCGATGTGTCGCGCGTAACGAAGACGCCCACGCGATGCGAGAGGCGTTTGGCCGCTTCATCCGCCCACTGATACAGTTCCGCCTGCGTGCACCAGTCGAGATCCCCGATGCCGGACGCTCCGAGGGTCGGCAGAATATCGTTGATGGTGTTGGCCAGATCGACGCCCGCGATCGCGGGGCCTTGTGGCAGCAGCAATAGCAGCATGACTTAAGCCGCGTAGCCCCATGCCGTGATGTCGCCCGCCGCTCCCGCTCCCGTGGTGTAGGTCAGAATGTTGTTCACCGCCGCCAGCGGAATGGGCCGCGAAGGCGTGATCACCACTCCCGACAAAGGCGGGTACCCGGAGAACAGCATGGTCGAACTGGAATTGGTGTTGTCGAAAACCTGCACCAGGTCGCCCGCCGTGGTGGGCATGATGATGAGCCCTTCGACGTACACCGTCTTGCCGCTCGCCGGCGCGTAAATGGTCTGGCCGGTCTGCGACGCCGTGAACGAAACGTGGGCCTTCCAGAAGCCCGATGGCGACGGCGCGTTCGCCACCTGCAGGGGAGCCGCCGCCGTCCCGACTTCCGTGCCGGCCTGGTTGCGCAGGTTGCTGTGGATCGCGCGCAGTGGCGTGATGCGCACCACGCTCGCCTGGTTCGCCGCCGGGTTGCCCGCGGGCGAATCGTTATACACGCCGGCGATTGGGTTCGCGAACGTCGTGCCTTCGGTGAATGCCGTTTTGTCCTGCTGGCTCAAGGCCGCGCCCGCCGGCATCGAAAGCGGCACGACGTTCAGCCCCTTCGACGCGCTCACCGTGGTGACGCCCGCCGTGTTGGTTCCGTCCGAGACCTCGATGGGCCATGCGTTCGCAACCGCCGCCGGCGTCCCCTGGTTGGCCGTGACCGTGCCCGAGACCGGAGACGTCCCGCTCAGGGCCACCGTGCCGGTCACCGTCACCGGGTTGGTGATAGAGGTCAGCGCGCCCACGTTCCACGTGCCCGACTGCGCGACGGCTGGCGTCCCGGAAATTCCGACTGTGCCGGAAACCGGCACCGTGGCTGCGATCGACACCGGAAGGGTATCGACGAAAGCGGCGCCGTTCGAGATCCTGACCGCCGCCGGCGTGCCCACGGGAGCGTTCACCGTGAGAGATCCGCCGCCCGCGTTCGCCACCGGCACAGTAACGCCTGAGGCGTCCACGCGCAGGTTGCCCGGTGTGGCGTTCGTTACGGCCACGCTCCCGGTCACCCCGCTCACCTGGACCAGAAGGCCGGCCGCCACGCTGGCCGGAATCAGGTTATCCGATCCGATCACGGATTCGCCCAGCTTGGTGACCTGCATGTGCGCCCCGGAAGTGGAGCCCAGGTCGGTTCTAACGAGTGCGCCGGAGCCCGGCGTGATTGCTAATGTACTCACGCTTGCTTGTTCGCCCCTTCCGGCCGTTTAGTTGCAGAAGCCCTGGCGACCTTGGAACGGTCGAACCGCGCCAGTTCGAACGGCAGAATGTCATACCCGCCGCCGATATTGCGGGCCCGGACGTACTCGCCGCACTTCTGCGCCTCGTCGAGGAACGAATTGAAGTAGGGCATGGTCTTCGCAAATTCCTGCGCGCCTTCCTTCATGCGCACCCGGTAGATGGCGTAGGCGACCAGCGCCGGGTGAAATTCCTGCTGGATCTGGGGGGTGTCGGTGTCGGCCGCCATCACGAGCGGCTGCTGCGCGTAGGTGATGTTGACCACCGTGCCGGCGGCAGCCGGCTGTTGGTAGATGGCGAAGAAATCGAAGCCGAGCGACGCGTAGCGGACGGGCGCGCCGGGCGAGGCCTGCCAGCCAGAATCGAGCGAGTCGAGGTCCTCCAGCTCCGAAGGAAAGATTTTCGAGCCTCCGAGAGTGGTCACGCGAAGCGGCAGTATCCAGTCCTCGAAGGTGGTCCGCATGTGATAGAAAGTCACCGCCGCCGTGAGGGTGAACGCGGCCGTCACTTCGAGGCACAGCGTCAGAAGGACGAAAAGCCGCTGCGCCTCGTTCAGCGCGCTGTTGATTTCGGCGGTCGAATAGTAAGTGCCGGTCAGTTCGTTCACGCGCTGCTGCACGCGCGTGCGCATGTCCGAAAGTTGCACTTTAAGCTCCCGGTCCCTGGCCGCCCAGCCATCCGCTCCAGCTCGATCCCCGGCGCAGACGGTCCTGCCGGTGGCGCGTCATGTGGTCGGCGACTTCGATGCGCGTCGCTCCGATCCGGAAACTCTCCGTCCGGATCATCTCCTGCTGCCGCGTCAGGAATTGTTTTTCGTACATTTCCGCCTGCGCGAGTTTTTCCATCCACAGGCAGACGTCGGCCGAGACGCCGGAGTTCAGCGCGGCCGGCCGCACGAAAGGCAGCGCCGCGACGCTGGTCTGGCCCGGTCCGAAGTTGATGTCCTCGCAGATAACCTGCACCGCGTAGCCCGTCAGTTCCATCGGGATGGGGTACAGTTCGATCTGCATGACCGGCGGCTCGGTCGCGGAATCCATGGTGATGGAGTAGAATTTCGAGTCCCCGTAATCCGAGCGCGAAGGCACCGACGCGTTCATTTCCTGCTGGCTCATCTTCGCGAGATCGTAATCGTTATCGAGATCCCGCACGCCCTGGATCAGCCGGACGTTCGCGGGCAGCGGGTAGATGGCCTGGTCCAGCTGATAGCTCAGTCCGGACATCGGCACAACCGGGGGCGGGGGACTCGCGCCTTCCTGCTGGCCGCCGAAGAATCCGTCGTACAGCCGGTCGAGCGTTCCCTGGGTGGGGCTGACGTAGGTGAAGGCGAAGTACGCGTCGTCGCCCGGCAGCCGGAAGTACCAGCCGGTTTGCGCGGAGGTCCACGCGGTGCCGGCCCCGAGCACGACGTTCGAGCCGATTTCTATCGTCACCGTGCCGACGTTTACTTCGTTCGGAGCCTGGATCGTGATGTTGCTTTCGATGCGCTTCCATGGGAGCTGATCGAGCAGCGCCTGGTAGCGGTCCATGATCCACCCGTCGAGCAGCTCCAGAGGGACGCTCGGGAACTGCTGCTTCAGGCGGAGTTTGGTTTGGCCGTAAGTGGCCACTTCAGAACACCCGCCCGCTCAGCGTGAGGATGGGATTCAGGGTCCATACGCTGGCGTTTCCGTTCGAGTCCTTGAGCAGCAGGGGGAATAAAGAAGGCGTCGTGAAAGCCGAATAACCTCCGGAGATCACGGTGGCGCCGGAGCATCCGGCGCCGACCTGCGCCAGGCGCGCCGCGCAGACGGCCGTGCGGTCCGCGGTCCCGAGCACGTTGACCTGCGTCACAGAGAACGCGTGCTCCATATCCGCCGCCATGTGGACGTTGCCCGCCCCGTCGAGGGTGTAGTAATAAGGCACCGCCGCTTTGTCGAGCGGAGGCACGCCAAAGCTCGTCGCGCACCCGTTGTAAGTCAGGGTGGTGAAGTTACTCGTGGTCCAGTAGAGGAGCCCGTTGATCTCGTTTGGATGCTCGTTCCAGCCACACGGCGCGGTGTTGCCGCTGGGCACCAACACGTCGAACTGGCCATAAGTGCCGGTCGGCGCGAACGCGACGATTTCGTTTTGCCAGAAGTAGTTTCCGGTGCCGCTGCAAGTGGTGTTGCATGCCGTGTCCGGAGCGATCTCCAGAAGAAACGCGCCGGCTACCACGTCGTAAGCGCCGTCCAGCTCCGCGTAGTTTTTCCCGGTGTAAGTGGAGCACGTCTGAAGCGTGTTCAGGCAGATGCGATATCCGCCCGTCGATGGGTAAGTGAACTCGGTCCCGAGCGTCCACACGCCGCCGGGCGTGGTGTATGGGATGATTCGGATCCGGTAGTCGCCGAGCGAACCGGAGTTGCTGGAGTCGCTGTTCGAGTACCTTGAACTCATCCAGATGCAGGTGGTCACCGTGCCGGGCCCGCAACCGCCGAAGCGTCCGAACAGAATGCCGTTGTAGTTGTTTGCGATCGAGGTGTTGTTGTGGCAGGTCCCAAGCGTGGCCACCCCGGCCGAGACGGAGATCGGGCAGACCCAGTTATCGATATCGACGCCGTTGCCGATCGCGGCCGGCCCCGCCGAAGCGTTCGGACCGTAGGTCGGGTTACTGACGCCGATCGAGAGAAACGCGTTCGTGGGATCGAAGATCGGCTGGCCCTTTTCCGCGCCGCCGCCGATGTAAACCGTTGGCGCACTCGTGTAGGCGGTGCAGCCCGACGCGGTGATCGTCGCGACGCCGCCTCCGGAGACCGTGGGCGTGATGGTCGAGCAGCTTCCGGCTCCGCCCGAGAAAAGAATTGTGGGCAGGTGCGTCGCCGAGTAGCCGGCGCCCGCCGTGCCGACCGCAACCGTGATCGTGGTCGAGTTGACGTAAGTCGCCGTGGCCGCCGCGCCGTACCCGGTCGTATAGCCGAACTGCGCGAAGTCGTTGCCGCAGGTGAGGCAGACCGGCGTCGCCGCGCATTGCCCCGCCGTGATCCCGCAGCCCGCGAGTTCCGAGTGGCCGGTGTAGACGCCACCCGTTTGAGTGGTGGCCCAGACGCAGTAGTTCGTTGAGCACCCCACCTGGCCGCCGTTGCCGAAGGGCACGCCGGTGTTGGTCAGCAGCTCCGTCATGTTCGGAACCGAGACGTCGGTGGCGAGGAGCGCGCGGGCGATCAGGAGGAGAGCGAAAAGAAGTTGTTTCATGGTCAGTTTCGCGGCGTGCACTGGTAATAGATCTGGTGCGTTCCCGTGCCGGTGATGGTGAGGGCCAGAACGGTTTCCGTGAACGTGACCGCCGTCCCCTGGGACGAGAAGTCGAACATGCTGCAAATCGGCGCATGCGTGTACCCGGTGTTCAGGAAGGTGTAGGAGCCCGCACCCGCCGCGAGCGTGATCGAGCCCGCCTGGTCGGTGTTGGTGGCCACCCCCGTCTCCCACCCGTTATTCATAATTTGCTGCGACGCGTAGGTGTTGACGCGATTCTGATACGCCACCTTCGGCGTGATGGAGGTCACGTTCCACACGGCGCTGGTCGTGTTGTAGGCCGCGCAGAGGATCGTGCCGGCGGGCGCATCGGCGGACGCCATGGACACCCCGCCGGGCATCTGCAGCGTCTTGGTGGTGGCGGCGTTATCGATGGAGAAGAGGGTCACCGCGCCGGTGATCGGGTATGCAACCTTGAAGCAAAGGTTTGAGTTATCGGTGTACTCGGGATAGGCCACGTTGAGCGTGATGGTGTTCGAGGAGCCGCCCGAGTCGAGGTAGTAAGTCCCCGCGCCGTCCTGCAGAATCGGCTGCGATGCGTATTTATTCGCGGGCCAGCGGATGAAGCCCGCCGACGCGCCGTCCATCGGCCCGACGCTGGTCGAGCCCACATACGCATTGGTCGAGGCGTTGTAACTGTTCGCCAGCCACGCGGAGGAAACGCCCACGGAATTGGAGGCTCCGAAGATGTGGTGATTGGTCGCGATGTCGCCCGAGGGGTCGCGCACCACGGCGAGATTCGCGGTCGAGGCCGACGCGCCGACTGCGCTCCATGTGTTCGCCACCGCGCACTCGTAAATGTTGGCGCCGGCCTGCTGGTCTGTCGCAATATAGAGCTGCCAGACCGAGCACGTTCCGGGGATCGCGGCCAGCGTCCCGTAGGGCGGCCGGAATCCCGCCGCGCCGAAATCCTGCAATGTGGATCCGGAATAGGTGTTCGAAGAGGCCGGCTGCACGAAGAAGCTGCTCGCCTGCAGGGCCGCGCTCCCGAGCCCGGTCACTTTCGCGTTCGCGACCGCTGTGAGCCACGAAGGGTTTGAGTAAGTTCCGCTGGAGAGAATCACGTTCGCCGGCGTCATCGTCGCGAAGGTGTCGAGCGCCGCGGACCAGGCCTCGACGTTCGATCCGATGGCCACACCCAAATTAGTGCGCGTGGTGGAAGCGTTCGCGAAGTCCGAGCCGTTATTCGCCTTCTGCACGCTTGTGGCAAGGACGGCGGAGGCCGCTCCGGAAGCATCGAAGGTGGAAGTGGAAACGAGCGCCGCTGAGCCGAGCCCCGTGATCTGGCTCGCGCCGAGCTGGCCGAGCACCCACGCGGCGCCGTTGAAGTAAGGGAGCTGGTTGACCGTCGCGCCTGTTGGAAATTGCGTGATGGCGATCGCGCCGGAGAGCGCGGCGAAAGAAGACGACGACGAGGACACCGCCTGCCACACGCCGCTCGGCCCGCACGTGAACATATTCCCCGATGCGAGGCTGATCACCTGCTGATACTTCATCGCGTACACCGTGCACGCGCCGGACGGGTCGGTGGCCACCACGGGTTCAAACCACGCGATCGCGCCGGAGGCGTCTACCGTGTTCGAGAAGATCTGGGGCGTCGAGCCCGCGGGATTGAAGGAGTTCTGCGCGCTGAGAAGCGAAGAGCCGATGAGTAGTAAGACAGCGAACCGCATAAGCCCTCCCAGGGAAGAATCCGGATTAACCGGGAAACACTTCGCAGCTGATCGAATACGTGTAACTCGACGCGTCGCCCACGCCCACGTTCACGTCCCAGGTGCAGGGAAGCATCCGCGCCACGCTGTCATGAACGCCGCCCACGATCGAGCCGGCGGTCATCAGTAGCTCGATCACATAAACCCCGGTCGCCGTGATCGCCGTGCCGCCGCCGTTCAGAAACGCGCCCGCCGGCGTATTGCCCGGTTCGAGCGAGACCGGATCGTACCCGCGCAGCTGCACTGTCAGTCCGCCGGTTCCACTTGCTACCGTGACGTTGACGTACAAGCGGCAGAACTGCTGCGCGCGGTCGATGAATTTCGCCGAGGCGACGGTCGCGGTGCGTGCCGCCATGGTGAGCAGCACGCGCGTGGTTTTGATATCAGACATGGCCTAGGGGATCGGGTTCGGATCCGTGCTCAGGTTGTTGAAGCGGTTCACCAGTAGAAGCGGGATGTAAGCCGCCGGGGTCGAAAGCGTTCCCGCGGTCGAGTTGTAGAGCAGCAGCGACAGATCGTATGGCCCGGTGCCGGTGACATAAACCCCAAGCACCAGAAGGCCCGAGTTCGTCAGCGGATCCGCGCTCGACCCGTTTACGTTGTCCTTTGACAGAAACTCCCAGATGTCGCCGGGAATCACATCCGGCGCTCTGCCCGCTTCACTCGCCGTAATGTTCCACAGAGCGAGCGCGTGAGTCGTTATTCCCGTCAACTGCGTGGGAGCGGCGGCCGGTGAATAGGTCGCCATCATTGAGCAGTCCACGCTCAGCACGTTCTTGTTGCTGGCGTTGGTGCTTTTGTCGCCCGGATAGGGCGCGCACATCGCCGGCAGGGACCGGTCCGCCGTAACGCGGTTCGGTCCGACGCGCAGGCGCGTGAGGCCGGTCGATGCCGGCCGCGAGATCTGAGGTTGCAGTGCCATGGCCGCCTTAGCTGGAAGGCACCCCGTAAGCGCCGTAGAAGCTGTTGAAACCGCAAGAGAACTGCATCCATCCCGCGATCATCTGCGAGCGGCTCTTGAAGTCCACGTCGGCCACGGTGTTGAATTTCTCGCGCCAGTAAAAGCGCACTTCGGTGTCCGAGTTGTCCGCCAGGATCATCCAGGCGTGCGGGTCGGTCAGATAGTCATAGACCATCCAGCTGTCGAAGCTCGGCATGCCGCTGCGGCGGCGGAACGCGTTGATCGTCCGGTTGGCCGTATCGCCGCGGTCCGTGCCGCCCAGCAGCTCCGCCACCACGAATTCGTTCTGTGGCGCGCAGACCAGTTGCTTGGGGACGATTTTCTGTTTCTTGCCGCGGTGATCGACGGTGTTGCGCATGTCGGTCAGGGCAAGCTGGATGCTGGTCACATCCGGGTCGGTCGCGTAGCTCAGGCGGTTGGTCTGGGTGCCGCCGCCGGCCAAAATGTGCGCCGTCGAGAACAGGCTGAGTCCATCGGGGCCCGGGTAGCCGGAATTGAAACCCTGGTTGTAGATGTTGGCCGCGTTCACTTCGACGGTCTCGCGGGCGGATTTGCCCAGCTCGATCGAAGCCTTTTTGACCACGTTGAACTTATCGTTCATCGCGGCCTGTTTGGACACCTTGAAGCCGAGCGACCACTGCGCGTGCTTGTAGGTCTTGTTATAGACCGGGAGCAGCTGGTCGAACCGGGTGTCCTGCGCTTCGGGGATCTGAACGAACTGGCCGAAGCCGGTGACTTCGGTGGTCTGCTCAACAGAGCGGTCCGAAGTTTCGACGTTGAACACGTCCACGTACTCTTCCGGGTACCGGTTGTAACGGCCCATGATGACCGCGTCGATGGCCGGGAGCATCGTCTCCGAGTTGAGATCCGGCAGTAAGCTGCGAACGTACATAGTTTCCCTGTGTCCCCTTTTTGTGTTTTCTGCCGCCGCGGCCTAGACGCCGGCGCTTCCCATCGCGTACTGGTGCTTCATGATCACGACCTCGAAAATTTCATTCGCGAGGTTGTCCACGTTGGGATATTCGTCGTAGGCGTTGAGCAGCCTGAGATCGAGTCCCGCCGTGGTGGCGATCGAAGAGGTGTTGATCTGCATCCCCGAGAGCTTAGCCACGGTCGTAGAACCGCCGACCGCGATTGAGAGGTTGGCGTTCTTGCCCGCGGCGATCGTTTCGTCTTCGACCACGCTCGAATCGGTCTGGGCGATGAACACCGCCGTGGGCGAATCGATGATCGAATGGAAGGTCTGCGTTGAGGCCAGCCCGTAGTTGAGCGAGCTGCCCAGCCAGAGCGAAGTGCCCGGCGTGCCGTTGTATCCGGACTTGCAGCCCGGCGCCGGCGTTCCGCCCTCAAGCGGCACGGCCGAGGACGCCACCTTGGTCACCAGGTCGTTGCAGAAGATGGCGTAGGTGTCGCCCACCAGCTTGCAGTACTGCGAGACGCGGCTCGGTCCGCCGTCGAGGTTGAATAGCATCGGCCGGAAGCCGAACGGAGAGTTTACGTTGATCTGTGCCATGTTTTCGAAAGCCCCTTTTTGACTAAGCCGTTACCCGAGGAAGTGGGTCTCGCCCGTTTCCTGGTCCGTGAATTCTCCCGCCGGCATATCGCCCGGCTCCAAAACTTTCAGCCCCGCGCTCTGCGCGTCCCGCCGGATCTGGTTCACCTGCTCGGTGTAGCTGTCCTGCGCCGTGGATACCGCCTCCAGCGACTCGCGCTGATAATGCCGCTGCCGCTGGTCGGCCACGGACTTCGGGATTTCGCCGAGGAACATGCCACCCAGTTCCACCTGTTCGCCGCGCTCGTTCAGCACCGGCGCATAGCCGCGCAGCCCGTGAAACTTGCAGGCCACTTTCCCCAGCAGCTTGTAAGCTTTGTCGGGGTTCGCCGCCTGAATCGGATCGATCAGCTCCGCGATCGGGTTGGGGTGCAGCAATGGATCGCTTGAGCCGCCCTCTCCTTCAGTGCGATCGAAGATCCGTTTGTCTTCCGCGTCCCGTCCGAATTCGACGCGGGGGAAGCCCTTCGCCGCGCGCTCCGCCTGGATGCGCTCGTTATCCGCCATGACTTCTTCGTTCGACGGACCGACGTTCACATGCGCGAAAGCGTTCGCGTTCGGCGGGTTGGGGTTGATTTTTCTCGACATCTATTACGCCCGATCCGCGACCACCATGGCCGCCTTCGATTTCTTGTAGTCCTCTTCGGTGACGCCGAAACGCTTCATCATTTCCTTCTCTTCCTTCGAGATGGTGGTGGAAGCCGCGCGCTCGGTGGGCGTTCTGCGCCCGCGTTCGCCGCCCTGCGCCTTCACGCGGTCGAGCCGCTCCTCTTCCTTCTCCGCGTCGGTCTGGATCTTGCGTTTGCCGCTCCGGAGCTGGGCCAGTTCGACTTTCTCCGCCGCCATCTCCATCGCCAGCGCGTCCGAGACACTCTGCTTTTTGAGCGCGATGTACTCGACCGACGTGGCCTTGAAGAAGTCCGACGTCTTGTCCTTCAGCTCGGGGTAGCGATCCACCATCTGGTTCTCTTTGACCAGCTGGCCGGCCTTCTGCGCCACCATGGCGTCCACTTCGCCGCGCGTGACTAAGCCCTGCTTTTTGAGCCACTCCTTGAAGCCGCCGCCGCCCTTGCCGATCAGTTCGAGCAGGTCCACGTCCTCTTCGGTCGCGGGCTTCTCTTTCTCGGTTTCGGTCTTGGGGGCGTTGGCCTTGCCATACCAGAACTGCGCGGCCTGCTCTTTTTCGAGCGTGGTCGCTTTCGAGACTGCGAGTTCGGTTTCGAGCGCGGCGATCCGCGCCGTCGTCGTGGCCTTTTCCGCGTCTGCGGCGGCGGTAGCCGCTGCTGTTTCTTCAGGCGTCATAGTTTCAGTCGTCTTCCAAATTCCGTGGCGCCGTAGACATCTCGACGCCTGGCCACATATGAGTCACAGCACCGTTTGCAGAGCACTTGGTAGCACCCATCCTTCGGCACCACGTACATCCGTATTTCGACACCGGGCGAAATTTCTTCCAATCTCGTTCCGCACTCCTGGCATCCGGACGGCGTTTCGCCGTTCAGCACGGCGAGCGCATGCTTATGCCACTCGAAGCAGTAGCGGCAGATGAAGCCGCGCGCGCCCGCGCCCATCAGGTCCTCGGGCGCTCGGAACTTGCTGCAATACCGGCACGGGAGGTGGCCGGCCTGAATCAGCATTAAGCGGCCGGG